ACGACGACGATGACGACATCGAGGGCGAAGTCTAATGGACATGTCCGAAGCCCTCGGCTTTCGCGTCGAAGAGCTCGACGACACCTTCGGCAAGGGCATGCAGGCCTTCGCGACGCGTCCGCCGATCGACCTGCCGACCTGGGCGGAAGAACACTTCTATCTGTCTGCCGAATCCAGCTACGTCGAGCAGCGCTGGAAACCCTGGCCGATTCAGCGCCCGATCCTCGCCTGCATGGGCAATGACGCCATCCGCGAAGTTGACGTCGATAAATCCGCCCGGGTCGGTTACACGAAGATGTTCCTCGCCTGCATTGGCTACATGGCGCATCACCGCCGGCGGAATCAGATTGTCTGGCAGCCGACCGATGACGACCGCGACGAGTTCGTAAAGACCGAGCTCGACCCGATGCTGCGCGACGTCGAGGTGATGAAAGAGGTTTTCCCCGAATACCTCGCGCGGCACAAGAAGAACACGATCAAGCAAAAGATCTTCTTAGGCTCAACGCTGCACGCGAAGGGCGGCAAGGCCGCGAAGAACTACCGCCGGGTGTCCGTCGATACCGCGTATTTCGACGAGATCGACGGTTTCGATTCCAACATCGAAGGCGAGGGCGATCCCTTCACGAACGGTGCGAAACGCGTCGAGGGCGCCACCTTTCCGAAGATCATTGTCGGCAGCACGCCGAAGATCGCAACGAGCAGCCTGATCAAAGCACGCACCGCGGCTGCGGACATCCGCCTGCGCTTCGAAATTGACTGCCCTCACTGTGGCCGATCACACCCGCTGACCTGGGGCGGCGCGAACGAATCACACGGTTTCAAGTGGCGAGACAACGATCCCTCAACCGTCACGCACCAGTGCCCGCACTGCGCCGAACACATCACCCAGGCGGACTACCTGCGGATCTGGGAGCAAGGCATCTATCGATCCGTCGATGGCATCACATGCGACCGTGACGGTGTATTCCGTGACGCGCGTGGCGACATCATCCCTCCGCCTGCTCATGTCGCGTTCCAGTCGGTCTGGACAGCCTACAGTCCAGCCGCCAGCTGGTCCGGTATCGTCATCGAGTTCCTTGAGGCTGTGAAGTACGCCCGCGCCGGCGAGCCGTTCAAGCTCCAGTCATTCTGGAACCTGACGCTGGGCTGGGCTTGGGAACCGAAAGTCGAAAAGACCGAAGCGACCACCATCGAGCAGCGCGCCGAACCCTACCCGCTGCGCCTGGTGCCGATGGGCGCCCTCGTGCTGGTCGCCGGCGTCGACGTCCAGGCCAATCGCTGGGAAGTGCTGCTGTATGCGATCGGCCCCGGCTTCGAAATGTGGCTGGTCGATCACACTGTCCTGTTTGGCAACCCGGGCGTCGAGGCTGATTGGTCCAAGCTCGACGCCTACCTCATGACGCGATTTCCGCACGCTGGTGGCCGCCGCCTCGCCATCGATGCCGCGGCTATCGATACCGGTGGCCATTTCACGCACCAGGCCTATGAGTTCTGCCGCGCGCGCGAGTCCCGGCGCATCTGGGCCATCAAGGGCGACAACGTCGATGGAAAGCCCGTCGTCGCCGGCTCGAAGCTGGTCGATGTCAATGCAGATGGTCGTGTCATCAAGGATGGCGTCCGCCTCTGGCACATCGGCGTCGGTACCGCGAAGGATGTCGTGCATGCGCGCCTGCAGATCCTGCAGCACGGGCCCGGCTACATGCACTACAGCAACCGCCTGCCGAAAGAATTTTTCGAGCAGCTCACCAACGAGCAGCGCATCGAAGTGGTCACCGCGAAGGGCAAGGTCTGGCGCTGGGTGCCGAAAAGCCCGCACGCGCGCGTCGAAGTGCTCGACGGTACGGTCTACGCCATATGGGCCGCGCACCGCCTTGACCTGCACCGCTACACCGACGCCATGTGGGAGCGCCTGCGCCTCGCCGTCTGTCCGCCGAACGCTGACCTGTTTGCGCCGCCACCGCTCGCCGAACCTACCACCATCGAAACCATCGATCCCGAAACGGGCGAAGTCGTCACCGAAGAGATCGAGATCCCGCAACCCGAAGTCGTGCCGCCAGTGCCTGCCGCGCCGGGGCGTCGCGTCCGCAGCAGGGGAGCCAGATGAGAGAGAAAGAGAACGACGTCGTCCTGCGCTTCGTCGAGATCGTCCGCGAGTGCGCGGGCAGCCTCGACGAACAGATCGCGCTGCAGATCGAGTCGCAGATCCGCAGGGAGTTCGGCGGTGACGAACTCTACATCGCTCGCGCTCGCTGGGTCGATATCGATGAGCGCGACCGGATGATCCGTGCCGACCCTCGGCCGCTGGGTGAAATCGCCCTCGATTACGGACTGAGTAAATCCAGCGTGTGCCGCATCAAGGCGAAAGACGAGTCCTGACCTGGGCGTTTCGCGCTCCCCTGAACGCGCAACGCTGCTCTGCGGACACTAGCCCGGTCCCCACCGTCCGGTTCGCCATGTCTGTCACTCTCGATCAAGCGCAGTCGATGCTCACCCTCTACCTGGAGGCGGAGCAAGCCGTTTTGAAGGGCAAGCGCGCCAAGCTCGGCGACCGCGAGCTCACGCGAGAGGATCTCGGCGAGATCCGCGCCGGCCGCGTCGAGTGGGAGAACACCATCGCCCGGCTGAAGTCCGGCGCCGCGCCGCGCGGTCCCCGCATCTATGGGGCACGCATCTGATGCGCGAGATCAAGATCGGTCGATCCACCGTGCAAGTCCCCTGGAATGCGCTCGATCGCGCCATCGAATCCATCGCACCGGTCTGGTCAAGTCGCCGCCTGCAGGCGCGCGTCGGCCATGCGCTCGTTGCGTTGGCAGGCAGCTATAACGGAGCGTCGCGCAGCCGCTCCAGCCTCGCCGGCTGGAACCCGCTCGCCGGCGACGCCGATGACGCCTCGCTGCTCGATCTGCCCACCCTGCGCGAGCGCTCGCAAGACCTCGACCGTAACGCTCCACTCGCCGGCGGCGCCGTCAACACCGTCGTCACCAACGTTGTCGGCACCGGCCTGTCCGTTGAACCACAGATCAACCACAAGCTGCTTGGCCTCACGAAAGAAGAAGCCGCGGCAGCGCAGGAAGCACTCCGCGAAGAGTTCGCGCTGTGGGCCGACTCGCCTGACTGTGATGTCGCCCGCGAGCAGAACTTCTACGAGCTGCAAGACCTCGCCCTGCGCACCTGGATGCTGTCCGGCGATGCGTTCGTCGTCCTGGCCGACGTGCCGCGCCCCAACAAGCCGCTGCCGCTCGCCATCCAGATCATCGAAGGCGAACTGTGCACCAACCCCGACCGAAAGCCGGACACGCCCACACTCGTTGCCGGCGTCGAGCGAGACAGCAACAAGGCGGCTGCCGCCTACCACTTCGCCAGCGCGAACCCATCCCGCTACTCCACGCGCTCCCGCAAGCTGACCTGGACGCGCGTGCCGGCCTACGGTGCCGCGTCAGGTCGCCGCCTGGTACTGCACCTGATCGACCGCAAGCGCTCTGGCCAGACGCGCGGCATCCCCTTCCTCGCGCCGATCATCGAGCCGCTCAAGCAGCTTGAGCGCTACACCGAGGCCGAACTGCAGGCCGCCGTCATCAGCGCGCTCTTCACGGTGTTCATCAAGTCGGACGGGCCTACGACCATTGAGCCGAGCGCGCTGGCCGCGCAGGGCAGTGGCGGCGGCGGCGGTAGTTCGTGGGACGGTCGCCTCGGCAACGGCCTCGTCGTCGATCTCGGGCCGAAGGAATCCATCGAAACCGCCAACCCCGGCCGGCCGAACGCGCAGTTCGATCCGTTCGTGATGGCCATCATCCGCCAGATCGGCATGCTGCTGCAGATTCCGTTCGAGGTACTGCTCAAGCACTACGCGTCGAGCTACAGCGCGAGCAAGGCCGCCATGAACGACGCCTGGCGCTTCTTCCGCGTGCGGCGTGACCGCCTCGCCAGCCGCTTCTGCCAGCCCATCTACGAAGCGGTCATCGCGCAGGCCGTTGCCAACCGTCGCATCATCGCGCCCGGCTTCTTCAGCGACCCGGCCATCCGACGCGCCTGGTGCCGTGCCAAGTGGGTCGGTGACGGTCCCGGCAGCCTCGACCCGCTGAAAGAAGCGCTCGCTGCGCGCGAGCGTGTCGATCTCACCATCAGCACGCTCTCCGACGAATCCATCCTGCACGACGGTGGCAACTGGGAAGCGAAGGTCCGCCAGCGCGGCCGGGAAGAGGCCCTGCGCCTCGCCCAGGGCCTCGGCAATACCGTGCAGCAGTCGAGCAGCGACGCCGCCGACGCATCACCGGCCCAGGAAGATCCCGACACGCCCCCCCCCACCGATCCGCGCGCGGAAGCCATCGCTCAGGCCTACCGCGCAGCGGTGCTTGCCGAATAGGAGAAGTCCAATGTCCGTTCGAATGTTGAAGTTCAAGGTCACCCCGTACGGGACCTTCGAATCCGGCCAGGTTGTCGCCGGCCTGCCTGCTCACCTGGAATATCAGCTCATGGAATCGGGTGATGCAGTATCGGCGGAAGTGGAGGATTTCGCCGCTGCGGTGGTGGGGGCTGCGGTAGTCACGACAACGTGGGCAAATCGTGCGTCGGCTCAGTCTGCTGGTTTTGCGTTTTTCACCGATGTCGGCGTCGGTGGCGGATCGTACTGGTACTACACCGGCGGTCGCTGGCGGCCCTACGGTGGTCGTGTGACGATCAAGAACTTGACGTCCGATATCACGAACAATCAGTCCGCGAAGCTCGTGATGGACTACTGCACGCTCCAAGCGGGGCTGTGGCAGGACGGGGACCGCCTGGAAATTGAGTGGGACAAGGACCGCACGGGCGGAACGGCCGACACCGATCAGACGGAAATACTGCTGGGCACGGCGCCGACTACGCTCGGCACGTCGCTCGGTCTGGTGACGTCCGGACTTGCGACCACGAGCATTCAACTGAATGCTGAGTACAAGCTCCGTCGTGTCTCATCGACCAGCGTTCGCACGCAGTCGGTTCAGGGGTCTGTCGGGCTGGGGACTCAGACCAGCAACACCGTCCTCACAAGCGTCAGCAACCTCGACAGCACCGAGACTTACCTTCAAATCACCAGCGACCTGACCACAGCAGGCGGCGAGGTCGTCACACTGCGTTCGTTTGTTGTCACACTGATCGCGGGCGCATGATGCTGATTCCAGGCCCCGTAATCCCCAACTCAGCGTCTTTGAAAAACCGCGAGCCGGCAGCGTCCGGAACCTGGACGGCAATCCTTGACGAGACGCTGCATATCGCAGAGGGCACGGCCCTTGATATGTCGTCGTGGCGCCAAACGGCTGTGCCGGCCGGCGCGCGCGGATGGATCACGGCGAGCGGCAGCAAGCTGATCGAAAACGGCGTCGAGGTGCGGTTCAACGCTGCGACGTGGCCGCCAGACCCTGCATATCATCCAGTCCCGAACGACTGCGCCGCTATCCGGGCGGCCGCACAGCACCTGGCGCGCAGCGGCTACAACGCGATCCGCATTCACGGTGTCGAGAACTGGCTCATGTCTGGCGTGGACGGCGCAGCAACGTTTGATCCGGCGCGCCTCGACCTGTTTGACTATTTCCTCTCCGAGCTGAAAGCGGCCGGCGTGTTCTGGGTGATAAACATCCAGTCCTACAATCTGTTTGTCGACATGGATGGGGCGACGAACAGGTTTGCATACACGGCCGACACATCCACAAAGCCGCGCATCTACACGGAGCAGAACATCCGTGACAACTGGCTGGCCGGTATCAACGCGCTCCTGAACCGCCGGAACGCTTACACCGGAACCGTGATGCTGCACGACCCGGCATTGTTGTTCCTTGCGGTCTACAACGAGCAGAGTACGACGTTCTGCGCGTCGGTCGCATTCCCGAATGTCTGGAAGACGCGCACATCCGGAGCGACGGCTGCTGCCTTGACATGGGGCGAATGGCTGGCCGACAGCAGCAAGAGCGGTTACGCCGACGTGTCTGCGCTGAACACGGCGTGGGGCAGTGCTCACGCAAGTTTTGCAGCAGCAGCAGCCGAAGCCGTGCAGCCGCTGAACACATCGTTCAGCAGCACGCGAAAAAACATCGACGTGCTGAAGTATTGCGAATACCTCGAAGACGACCTGGCCGCGTGGTACAGCGCCCAGCTTGCTGCGCTCGGGTACATAGGGCTGACGTTCTGGTCCGAGATTTACAAGACGTTGCTCGAGGCGCGCGGCTACGGCCGTCACGCAATCAATGATGTGTATGCCCCGCACATGTACACGACGGTCATCAATGACGCGATCAACGCCGGCAGCACTCAGCTACAGGGCAACAACACCGCGCTGACCGAGTACGAAAACGCCGTGCTGATGACACCGTTGCTCAACAGCGGAAAGCCGTTCGTGGCGTCGGAGTGGGGCTGGCCGGCGTGGTGTAAGTACATGGCACAGTTCCCGGTCATCGCTGCGGTCGCGCGCGGACACGACTGTCAGTACATCACGCATTTTTCGCAGGGTGACTTTTTCTCCCCTCGCTACTACAACGACACGACCACGCACGGCAACCGGCTGCGCCGCATCGAGCCGTATCACAATCCCGGCAACCCGAATCAGGATTTCGTGCGTGTGCTGCTGAACGCCATTGTGCTGCGCGGAGATGTGTCGCCGATGAACGCAGCCTATCGGCAGTCTCTCACGCTCAACGAGCGCCATTGGGGTGTAAATCCGGTCAGTTCGGGGCGCGCGTTTCGCGCGGTGTTCTCGCTGCTGCAACCGCTCTATTTCATCAGCGTGCTTCGCCGCGCGGGCGTCGATTGGACTGACGACACAACGGACGACAGCCTGGCTGCGACTTGGACACCGAAGCAATTGTCTGCGCTCTGCACCGAGGCGATTGCTGACGGTGCGATTTCCGGTAGCCATCCGACTGCCGTATCGGTTGCAGCGAACAGCGGCAGCATTGCTGCAATCGCTCTGACCGGCACGGTTGGCGGGCTGACTGCTACGACCAGTGCGCCAGTTCTGCAACTGACCGGCAACACGCTTGCGACGGGTGACGTCATTTTCATCAGCAACATCACCGGTAGCAGCGGCACGTGGCCGGGTACGTCGCTACGCAATGCCCCGCTCGTTGTGACCAAGGGCACCGGCGACTACGTTCAGGTGACCGCCAACTTCACGGCCGCATCCGGATCAATGACGGCTGGAACATGGTCGGAGGGAGCCAACGTCGTGGTGGCCGGGAACCTCGAATGGGGATTCTCGCGCCGGCTCAAGCGTGCATTCATCAACACGGCCCGCACAGTGTTCTACTCGCATTGGGGGGCTTCGCTGCCGACCACGCTGGGTGCAGTCGAGATTCTGTCTCTGACGACCGATGCAAGCGTGTTCGTCACGTCTCTGGACGGTCAGCCGATAGAAACGTCATCGCACCTACTCGTTGGCATGGCAGCCGACGCACAGAACACAGGGATGACGTTCACGGACGGTACGCGCAAGACAATTGCAACTGGCGGCGACTACCCGATCCAGGTGCAAGACTGCACGGCGTCTCTGTCGCTGTCACTGCCAATACCTCAGTCGTGGTCGGTGTATCGGCTGCAACGGGATGGGCAGCGTGTGTGCGCCGAGTCGCCGTCAAGTATTGATGCCGACGCCGGCACGGTAGTGCTCTCGCTCAGGACTGGATCGGTGTTTCCGGCGGGCCTGTGGGAGCTGGCGCGATAAACCAACAGCCCGCCCCGCGCGGGCTGTTTTCTTTCCCCTTCCTCGTTTCACGCTCCCCTGAACACAAAACGCGCGCATGCAGAAACTGCGCGCATGACAGTCGCCGACCACCTCTACGCGCCCTGGGCCATCGTCCCCGAGAAGTACCAGGAAATTCGCGCCATCTATGAAGCTCACCTGCAGGGTGAGCGGATTGATCTGGCCGCGATCGAGGCGCGTCAGGGTAAGCCCCTTAAGAACGTTGAGCAGCGCTACACCGTCGATGACGGTGTGGCCGTCATCCCGCTCGCGGGCGTGCTCACCAAGCGCGCCAACATGTTCGACGCGGTGTCCGGCATGTCGAGCTACCAGTTGTTCGCGCGCGATCTCGACCAGGCCACGACCGACCGCAGTGTGCGCGCCATCCTCGTCGAGCCCGACAGTCCGGGCGGTGCGGTGAATGGCATGCCCATGGCCGTTGACGCCATGCGCCGTGCAGCAGCTGCGAAGCCGCTGTCGGTACTGGCCGGCGGCGCGATGTGCAGCGCCGCGTACTGGATCGGCGCCCAAGCGGGCGCAGGCAACGTTCTGATCGAAGACGCAGTCACCGAAGTCGGCTCAATCGGCGTCGTGATGACGCACCTCGACACCTCGCGCGCCGAAGAGGCGCGGGGCGTGAAATACACCGACATCGTCGGCGGAAAGTACAAGCGCATCGCCGGGTCTCACGCACCGCTGTCCGCTGACGGGCGCGACTACCTGCAGCAGCAGGTTGATTACGTCTACTCCGAGTTCGTCGACGCCGTCGCCGCCGCGCGCGGCGTCAGCGTCGAAACCGTGCTGGCCGACATGGCGGACGGGCGCGTATTCATCGGCCGGCAGGCCGTCGCGGCCCGTCTGGTCGATGGCATCGCCAGTCGCGCCGACCTCATGGCCGATCTGCGCACGCGCCCCGCGCCGGGCACCCGCTCCACTTTTGCAGTCAGCAGCACCCACCCCTCGAAGGAGAAAACCATGCCTCTCACCCGCGAGCAGCTGGCGGCGGATTCGCCCGCTCTGCTGCAACAGCTTCTGGCGGAGGGCCGTGCCGAAGGGCACTCGGCCGGTCGCGCAGAAGGTCACACCGCCGGCCTGCAGGAAGGCCGCACCGCCGGCATCGCCGAAGGCGCACAGGCCGAGCGCCAGCGCATCCAGGCCGTGCACGCCCAGATGCTCCCCGGTCACGAAAAGCTGATCTCGGCCCTCATGTGGGATGGCAAGACCAGCGGCCCGGAAGCGGCCGTGCAGGTGCTCAACGCCGAACGCGCGCTGGGTGCGGATGCCGGCCGGAAGATGGACGCCGACGCCGTGCCGCCGGTCAATCGCGAGGCCGAATCGAACGGGGCCGACACCAAGGGTGACGGTCAGAAGGGCACCACCAACCCGCGCGACGACGCCCGTGCCATTTCGGCGGCCGCTCGCGAGCTCATCAAACAGGCAGCGGCCCGCGGTGAGCGCCTCACCGAAGTCGCCGCCGTTCAGCAAGTCATGAAGGAGCGCGGCAATGTCTAACCCGACCCTCATCAAGTCCTACGTCGCCGAGGCGGCCGTGCTGCCGTACCGCGTCGTCAAGTTCGGTACCGCTGACGGTCAGGTCGTGCAGGCCGCTGCAGCCGCCGACGCCAGCGTTGGCATCGCTGACGCCCTCGGCCAAGGCACCGCCGGCTCGCGCGTCGATGTCGCCGTCGATGGCATCGCCGAAGCCGAAGCCGGCGCTGCCGTCGCGCGCGGCGCGCTCGTGTCCGTCGATTCGTCCGGTCGCGTCATCACTGCCACCGCATCCGCCGGCGCCAACGTGCGCGTCATCGGCGTGGCGATGTCTGCCGCCGGTGCAGCGGGCGAAATCATCCTGGTCTCCATCAAGCCCGGTTCGTTCCAGGGTTGATCGGCCGCTACCTGACTCACTGAGAGGACATCACCATGCCGACTCAAGCGCCGTTTCCCGTCAATCCGGTCCTGACCGCGATTGCCCTGTCGTACACCAACGCCCAGCTCATCGCCGACATGGTGCTGCCGCGCGTTGCCGCGCACGACTCGTTCTTCTACATGAAGCACAACAAGGACGAGGCGTTCACCGTCCCCGACACTGCTATCGGCCGCAAGTCCGAAGCCACCGTCGTCGAGTTTGGCGCCACCCGCGTCGATGACAGCACGCAGGATTACGGTCTGAAAGATGCCGTGCCACTCGGCGATCTGCGCAAGGCCGAAGGCACGAAGATCGATCCGCTGGGCAACGCCACCAGCAAGACCACCAGCCTCATCCAGCTCGGTCGCGAAATTCGCGTCGCCAACCTGGTGTTCAACGCCACGCAGTACGCCACGGGCAACAAGGCCACGCTGTCCGGCACCAGTCAGTGGTCCGACTACACCAACAGCAATCCGCTGTCGGCCATGCTCGACGCCATGGACTCGATGATCATGCGCCCGAACGCCATGGTGATCGGCCAGGCTGCCTGGACCAAGCTGCGTCAGCATCCGCGCATCATCGAAGCCGTCAAGGGCACCGGGGCAGGTCTCGAATCGCAAGGCATGATCAGCCGTCAGCAGCTCGCCGATCTGCTGGAGCTCGAAAACATCTATGTCGGGCAGGGCTTCGTCAATACCGCGAAGAAGGGCGCAGCGGCCAGCTATTCGCGCGTCTGGGGCAAGCACTGCTCGCTCATCCACCAGCAGCCGGTCAATGACTCCGGCGATGGCACGACCACCTTCGGCTTCACCGCCGAATCCGGGGGCGGCCTGCGCGTGCGCGACTGGCTCGACGAAAAGATCGGCGCCGATGGCGCGCAGGTCGTGCAGGTGGTCGACACGGTCAAGGAAGTGATCGTCGCCAACGATCTGGGCTACCTCTTCACCAACGCGGTGGCCTGATCATGCCGCGCTATGTGGTGATCCACCCCATCGAGCACGACGGTAAGCGCGTCGAGTTCGGCACCATCGAGCTGGACGAGAAGCAGGCGGCGCCGCTGCTCGCCATCGGTCACATCGCGCAACCCAAGGCGCGCGCCGCCCGCTCGCCGGCGGACGCAGCGCCGGTTGTACAGACGCCTGTACCGTCGCCCACCTCGCCGGAAGGCGCGGGCGACGACTTGACCGGCGACGCAGGGGGCGACTGATGTCCTTCGACTTCGCCGCCGACCTCGACGCGCTGTACGACGCTCTGGCCGACGCCACCGTCGTACAGCACACGCCGGCAGGCGGTGGCGTCACCACGCCTATCGCCTGCCTCGTGTCGCGCGAGGGCATGCAGGCGTTCGGCGACCAGGTGCAGGGCGTCGATATCACGCTGCGCTACCGCGCCGCCGGCGCGCCGGTCATGGCCCGTCACGACGTCATCACCATCGGCGGTGTGGCGCATCGCCTGCGCGAAGTGCCCCGGCCCATCCTCGACGGGTCCGAGTTCATCGCGCTGGTCGAGCCCGCGGAGTCCTGACGTGCAGTCCGTCACCGAAGCCATCCTCGTCCGCGTGCAGCAGATCCTCGTGCTAGCCGTGCTCGAAGTAGCCGGCCGCGTCGAGCGCGGGCGCGAAGACGCCTACGCCATCGGCGAAGTGCCGGCCATCAACGTGCGGCGCGGTACCGGTGTGCTGGAGCCGCTCGGCGAGAACGGTGAGGTGCTGCGACAGGCATTCGAGCTCGACATCCACGTGCGCGGTGCCGACTGGGAAACCCAGGCCGACGCCGTGCACATGAGCGCGCACCAGGTGCTGGTCGGCGACCTGGAGCTCTACAAGCTGGGCCGCGGCCTGCGCCTCGTGGCTACCGACCCCAGCGCCGACAAGGCCGACAGCACCGCCGGCATTCTCACCGCCCGCTACGAAATCAAGGCGTTCGTCCGCCCGGGCAACCTCGCCCGCAACGTGAACTAGGAGAGACATCATGATCAACTTCGGTGCAGGCAAGCTGGTCGCCATCCCCACCAACCTGGCTGACGGCACGCCCGTCGCCAACCCCACGCCGGTCATCCTCGGCACCATGCAGGACATCAGCGTCGACCTCTCGGTCGAGATGAAAACCCTGTATGGCTCCAAGCGTTACCCGATCGCGGTCGGCCAGGGCAAGGGCAAGACCGAGATCAAGGCCAAGTACGCCGAAATCAACGGTGCCATCCTCGGCAACCTGTTCCTCGGCAAGACATCCACAGCCGGCATCAAGGCCGTGGAGTTCGACACCGCCGCGAGCATCCCGGCCACGCCCGGCCCCTACACCGTGACGGTCGCGCCTCCCAGCTCGGGCACGTTCGTCGCTGACATGGGCGTCGTGCGCGTCAGCACCGGCGTTCAGATGGAGCGCGTCGCCACCTCGCCCGCGGCCGGCCAGTACTCGGTCAGCGGCGGCGGTGTCTATACCTTCGCCGCGGCCGACCAGGGCGCCGCTGTGCTCATCAGCTACGAGTACAGCGCCAACAGCGGCGGTCAGACCTTCGAGCTCACGAACGAAACGATGGGCTACACGCCGTCGTTCGCCGTGCTACTGCAGAACCAGTACGACGGCAAAAAAATGGTGCTCAAGTTCAATCGGTGCGTAAGCGGCAAGCTCAACATCCCGCTGAAGAACGATGATTTCGGCATCTACGACTTCGAAGCCGAAGCTTTCGCCAACGCCGCCGGCTCGCTCGGCTACATCTGCCTCTTCTGATCGCCATGACCGAAAAGACCATAGTCATCGGCGGTCAGGCCGTCGCCGTCAAGCCAATGCCCCTTGGCACGCTGCGCAAAGTGCTGCCTGCATTCAATCGAGTCGGCGCGGCCTTTAAGCAGGGCGCGGTTGATGAAGCCGTATTCGACGATTGCGTCACCATCATCGCGGCCGGTATCGGCAAGTCAGCCGAAGAAGTCGAGCAGATGCCAATGAGCTTTGACGAGCTCCCTCGCGTGCTCGAAGTCATCGCCGGCGTGGCAGGCCTGAAACCGGCGGAAGCACAGCCGGGGGAGCCGGCGCCGTCCTCGACGACGGCTTCTGGAACGGAATCTACGCAGGCCTGATTACCTGCACCGGCTGGACCTGGCGGTACATCGACGAAGAGGTGACCTTGCCCATGCTGATCGCGCTGAACGAATCCTGGAAGGCGATGCCGCCTCCGGCGATCGCGCTGGCGCAGATCGGCGCGGTCCTCGGCATCAAGCCGCCCAGGCCGTCACCGCGCCCGCTCGGTAAGCCGCAGCGCACCGAAGACATCCTCTCCGAAGTCGCCGCCATGGGCATGCCGGTCATGCACGGGCGGCCCGATGACCCGATGCTCGATCTGCTCGATCAATGACCCTGCGTAAAGAGATCATCCTCGACGGGAACATCTCGCCGCTGCAGCGAAAGCTCGCTGAGGCGGGTGAGTCCTTCGTCAAGTTCGGCACCCGGGTGCAGAGCACCTTCACGGGCGTGCGCGACGCGATCGGCAACCTCGGCAACATCATGGCCGTGCTCGGCGCCTCGAAGCTGGCCAGCATTGCCGACGAGGCCACGCTCATATCCGCCCGCCTGCGCGATGTCACCGGCAGCGCGAGCGAAGCCGTCGCCACGCAGTCCGGCGCTTACGCCATGGCGCAGCGCCTGCAGGTCGGCTATGGAGAGGTGGCGGGTTCCATCGCCCGCATGCTGCCCATGGTGCGGGAAATGGGCGGGGGCGTGAATGAGTCGTCCCGCCTGGCTGAGATCCTCATCTCCACCGCGCGCCTGTCTGGCGCGTCTGCCGCCGAAGCCTCGTCCAGCGCTCAGCAGTTCGCCCAGGCGCTCGGCTCCGGCGTGCTGCAGGGTGATGAGCTCAAGTCCATCCTGGAGAATAACAGCACGCTGGCGCGTACCTTGGCCAAGGCGCTGGGAACCAACGTCGGCGCGCTCAAGGACATGGGCGCCGAAGGCAAGCTCACCGCCGACGTGGTCGGGAACGCGCTGCTCGGTCAGTACGACGAGATCCAGTCGCGCACCGCCGCGCTGCCGGACACGGTCGGAGGTGCCTGGACGCGCATCTCGAACGCATTCCAGTTCGCTGTCGACAGCTTCAACAACGGAAGCGGAGCGTTCGGCGCCGTCGCCGCGGTCATGAGTTCGCTGGCCAACGTCATCGAAGCCGTCGCGCGCTCGCTCGGCGCGACCGGCAGCGAGGGCGATCGCCTGGCGCGCAACACCTCGATCAAGCAGTGGGGCGAAACGGTCGGCGCCATCTTCGCCTGGATGATCGATCTCGCGCGCGTGGTCGTGCTCGCATTCCAGAACATCGGTCGGTCCATCGCAGCAGTCGCGGCAGCAGCTGCGGCCACGCTGAGCGGCGACTTCAGCCAGGCGGCAGACATCCTCAAGCAGCGCATGAGTGAGGTGACCGCCGAAGGCCGCCAGATGTTCGAGCTGCTCACCGGCGGGGAGGGCAGCACCTTGCGCAACTACGCCTTGGGTGCGCCGACCTCGACGATTGCGCAGTCGCCGCCTGTCGAGCTCAAGTCTGCAGGCCGCCCGGGCGATGAGAAGGGCAAGAAGGATGCCTCGCGCCTGCCCGAGTTCGAAGCCCAGCTTGCCGACCTGCGCACGCGCTACGCCCTCGAAAACGACCTGCGCGAGATGTCGAAGGCGCAGGAACTGGACTACTGGCGCAACGTCCGCGACACGCAGGATCTGAGCGCGAAGGACCGCGCCGCGCTGTCGAAGAAAATCGCGCAGGTCGAGCTCGAAAGCCTGCGCGAGCAGCGCCGCGCGCGTGACGCCGCGGCGAAAGAGGATCTGGCCCAGCTCAAGGAACTGCAGAAGGCGCAGGAAGAGGCGGCCAAGCAGCAGGCCGAAGTCTATGGCGTGCGCCTCGATGCCGCGAAGGCTGCGTCGCTCGCGCAGATCGACGAAGCCGAGCGAGTCGCTGAGTACGAAGCGGGCCTCGGCCTCATCTCGAAAGAGCAGCTGCTCGCCACGCAGCGCGAGCTCGCGGCCGAACGCCTGGCCATCGAAACCGACTATCTCAACCAGAAGCGTGTCCTGCTGGAGCAAGACCCGGACACCAACCCGGCCATGCTCGAACAGATCGAGGCGCAGAAAGCCGAGATCCGCCGCAAGTACGACGCCGCGATCGCGGAGAACACGCGCAACCAGGCCGCGCAGTCGCTGCAGATCTGGCAGTCGCTCACCGACCGCATGGGCTCGCTGTGGGACCAGGGCACGCAGGCGCTGCTCAATGGCACGCTCACCTGGTCGAACGCCACGCGCGCCATCGGCGCGCAGATCGTTTCGTGGTTCGCGACCGACGTGGTCGGTAAGCAGATCAAGGCCTGGGCGGTCGGCGAGCTCACCAAGACCACCGCCACGCAATCCGGCGTCGCGGCCCGCACTGCGGCCGAAAGCGCTGGGGCACTGCAGTCCGTTGCGACCTGGGCCGCCGCCAGCATCAAGAACATCGCCAACAGCGCATGGGAAGCCATGGCCGGCGCCTGGAAGGCCATGGTCGGCATCCCCGTGATCGGCCCGGTGCTGGCGCCCGCTGTGGCTGCTGCGGCCTTCGCTGGTGTCATCGGCTTGGCCGGCAACATCCGCAGCGCCGCGGGGGGCTACGACATCCCGGCAGGCCTCAACCCGATGACGCAGCTGCACGAGCAGGAAATGGTGCTGCCGAAAGACATCGCCAACCCGCTGCGGGATAACCTCGCCGGCGGTGGTGGCCTGGGCGGCGGCCTGTCGGTGCATATCACCGCGATGGACAGCCGCGACGTCTATCGCGCGCTCACCGAAGGCGGGGCCCTGCACAAGGCGCTGAAGAGCCTGCAACGAGGCTTCGCGTCCTGATGGCCGACGAAATCTTCCCGGATCTGCCCGGCCTCGAAATCGACGTCTTCCACACGCCGATGTGGAAAACCCTCGTCGAAGAGGCCGTCAGCGGCAAGGAACTGCGCGCCGCACTCACCATGTACCCGCGCTGGCAGATCCGCGTGTCGTACTCGGTGCTGCGTTCGGGTGCAGAAGCCGAGTTTCAGGCCGTCGTCGGCTTCTTCAACCGCCACCGCGGCCGCTGGAAGTCCTTCCTGCTGCTCGACCCGAAAGCCTCGGCTGAAACCGACTGCATCTTCGGCGTCGGCGACGGCACAACGCGCGACTTCCAGCTCGTGCGCAACCTGGGCGGTTTCGTCGAGCCCGTGCAGGACGTCAAGGGCACGCCGGCGATCAAGAAAGACGCCGCCGTCCAGGCCTCGCCCGGCGACTACTCGATCAACGCCAGTGGCCTCGTCAGTTTCGTGACCGCGCCAGTAGACGGTGCCGCGCTCACGTGGTCGGGCGAGTACTACACCCGCGTCAGATTCCAGAAAGACGAGATCGAGCTCCATGAGTTCCTGCGCCACCTCTACGAGCTCAAGCGCCTCGATCTCATCACCGACAAGCGATGAAAAGCCTTTCTCCCGAACTGCTCACCCTGCTGACCACCCAGCGCGAGCACTACATGGTGGATCTGCTCACCCTCACGCTGGCGGATGGCACCGTGCTGCGCTACAGCCTGTCCGACATCGACCAGGTCACGCCCGATGCGCGCGCATTCACGCGCCAAGGACCGATCTTCCGCCGGGGCCGCACGCGCACTGTGATCGGTGTCGAGGTGGACACCATGCAGATCTTTGTCGCGGCCGATGCCAACAGCACCATCAACGGTTTGCCCTGGATGCGTGCCGTCCAGAACGGTCTGCTCGATGGCGCCACCATCGACATCGAGCGCGGATTCGCGCCCCAGCCGCAGGCCGCGCTCACCGGCACGCTCGTGCTGTTCGGCGGCGAGGTGGCGGACATCGAGCTCACAACCGCGGGCGCATCGCTCAAGGTCGTGAGCCTGCTGCATCGGCTCAACGTAAAGATGCCGCGCAACCTCTACCAGGCCGGCTGCCTGCACACGCTGTATGACACCGGGTGCGGGGTGAGCAAGGCAACGTTCGGCGTCGCCTCGGCCGTCGCCGGCGGCAGTACGCGGGCCGTGCTGCAGTGTAGCCTCGTACAGACGTCTGGACACTTCAATGGCGGCGAACTGGTGTTCAACAGCGGGCCGAATGCTGGTCAGCGCCGCACCGTCAAGGCGTACGAGCCGGGCGAAGTGACGCTCATCTATCCAGTGCTGCGCGAGCCGAACGCTGGTGACGCCTTCACCATCTATCCGGGCTGCGACAAGCGGCGCGAAACCTGCGGTACGAAGTTCTCCAACAGCGCGCGCTTCCGGGCGTTCCCCTACGTGCCGACGCCGGAGACCGCGGTATGACGCCGCTGGAATACCGGCTCGCCGTGATCGAGTCCGCCAAGGCCTGGCTCGGTACGCCCTGGCACCACATGGCGCGCGTGCGCGGCGCCGGGGTCGACTGCGCCCAGTTGCTCATGGCGACGTACAGCGACGCTGGCGTGATCGCCCCCTTCGAGTTCGAGCCCTACCCGGAAGACTGGATGCTCCACCGTTCCGAAGAGCGCCTGATGCACATTGTGCAGCACTACGCCGACGAAGTGCAGCGCCCGCTGCCGGGTGACGTCGCGCTGTTCCGCTTCGGCCATTGCCACGCGCATGGTGCGGTCGTTGTTGAGTGGCCGCTCATCATCCACGCGTACCGCGTCGAAGGCGAAGTTGTGTGGGGCGACGCCTCTCAAGGACTGCTTGCAGACCGCAAGGTGCGCTTCTTCGATGCCGTGTCGCGCTTGCCGGGGGGCGCCTGATGTTCTCAGCCAAGAAACAGACCATCTCCAACGAAGAGCAACGGGTCGGCGCATTGCGCATCCAGAGCAGCGCCTACGGTCTGTCCATCCCGCTGGTGTGGGGCACCACCCGCGTGTCCGGAAACCTCATGTGGTATGGCGACTTCAAAGCCACGGCCCACACCACAACAGAAGAAGTGGGCGGGAAAGGTGGCGGTGGTGGCACCGTCACCACAAACACGACCTACACCTACTCGACCGCGCTGGTCATGGGGTTGTGCGAAGGTCCGATCGCCGGCATTGGGTCGGTCTGGGCGGCAAAGAGCAAAACCACGCTGTCCGAGCAGGGCTTTTCGGTGTTCCTCGGCAGTTACAGCCAGTCGCCCTGGACCTACCTCACCAGCAAGCACCCTGACAAGGCGCTGGCCTATCCGGGCACCTGCTACGTCGCGAATGGCTCGCTCAGCCTCGGCGGCTCGCCCAACCTGCCCAACCTCTCGTTCGAGGTGCGCGGCCCGCGCATCGTCGGCTTCGGTGGCGTGAAGGACGCATCGCCCGCCGGTGTCGTGACTGACTTCCTGACCGACCCGACCTATGGCGTGGGCTTCCCGTCCACGCGCATCGCCGACCTGTCGGACTACAGCGACTACTGCTGGGCGAATGGGCTGTTCATCTCGCCGGCACTGACCGAGCAGGCCGAAGCGCACGAGCACCTGGCCGGTATCGCCGACATTACGAACTCCGCCGTCGTGTGGTCCGAGGGTAAGCTCAAGCTGCGCCCGTATGGCGACACCGCAGCCACCGGCAACGGGGTGACCTGGACGCCCAGCATCACGCCCGTCGTCGATCTGACTGACGACGACTTCCTCCCGATCTCGGAGAGTGAGGTCATCATCGTCCGTCGCAGCGACCAGGCCGACGCGTACAACCACGTTCAGATCGAGTACCGCGATCGCGCGCTCGATTACAACCTCGCCATCGCGCCAGCGAAGGACGATGCCGCTATTGCGCAGTTTGGCCTGCGCTCTGCCGAGGTGCGCCGCTATCACGCCATCTGCGAGCGATCCATCGCCGACACCGTTGCGCAGATCAAGCTGCAGCGCGAGTACGTGCGCCGCGAATTCGAGTTCCGTCTCGGCTGGCGCTGGTGCTTCCTGGAGCCGATGGACATCGTCACGTTGTCGCACGTGTCCGGCGCCCTCGATCTGCAGCTTGAGCAGGTGCGCATCGTCTCGATCGAAGAAGACGAAGGCGGCAAGCTGACCGTTGTGGCCGAAGAATTCCCCTTCGGCGTCGCCACGCCCGCCCAGGTGCAGACGCAAGAGCCCGGCGGCTACAGCGTCGATCTCAACGTCGCGCCCGGCAATGCGGCCGTGCCGGTCATGTTCGAGCCGCCCATCTCGCTCGCCGGTCGGCCCGAGGTGTGGCTGGCCACCAGCGGCGGCGCCACCTGGGGCGGCTGCGAGATCTGGGTCAGCCTCGACGACGCCACCTACACCAAGGTCGGCACCATGGCGGGCGGGGCGCGGCACGGGGTGCTCACTGACGTGTTGCCGGCTGCGACAGATCCTGATGCCGCCAACGTGCTGTCGGTTGATCTCACCACGTCGCGCGGTGTGCTCACCGGCGGCACTAGCGAAGACCGCGACCTGTTCAACACGCTGTGCTACGTCGGCGGCGAGCTCATAAGCTTCGCGTCCGCCGCGCTCACCGGCGCCTACGCCTACGACATCAGCAACCTGCGCCGCGGCGCCTACGGGTCGCCCATCGATTCGCACTCGGTCGGCGCCCCCTTCGTGCGCTGCGACCAGGCTGTGTTCCGGTATGCCTACGACCCGGCGCTGCTCGGCAAGACCCTGTACATCAAGCTGCGCAGCTTCAACGTGTATGGTGGCGCGCGACAAGAGCTCGATGGCCTCACCGCCTACACCTTCACCACGGCCGGCGCTCCTGTAGGCGGGGTAGGCGGCGTCTATGCAGAGCAGCCGTTCACCGGGCGATCGGCAAAGGTGCGCTGGCCGGCCATGGTCGGCGCCATCGGCTACCGCGTCGAGGTCTGGACGCTGGGCGTCGAGCGCCGCACCGTTGACACGACCGACACGCGCTACGAATACACCTTCGAGGATGCACGCGCCGATGGCGGGCCGTGGCGTACCGTGCAGTTCCGGGTCTATGGCATCACCGAAACCGGCATCAGTGACACGCCCGCGCTGCTGCAGCTCACCAACCTGCAGATCGGCGCGCCGACCGGCGTTGCGTACGCCAACCTGATCGAGGGTTTCACGGTTTCGTGCAACACGCCGGCGGACACCGACTATGCCGGCTGCCGGGTGTGGCTCTCGACCACGTCCGGCTTCGATCCGGCCGCAGTCACGCCGGTCTATGACGGTCCGGACACGATCTTCAGCGCCTACGACCTGACCGCAAACGCCGACTATTACGTCCGCATCGGTCTGTACGACGTGTTCGGTACCGACGGGATGGCGCTCTCCAGCGAGCTGCACGTCATCCCGCGCGGCTTCACCACCAACCCGGCGGACACGTTGGCCGCGATCAACGTCATCCTGTCCGGCGCGGCCGACGATGACCGCCTCGTCCTGACGGGCGACCACTTCGCCATCCGCGATCCCGACGACGCGAACATGTACCCGTTTGCAGTCGTCGATGATGGCGGCACCTGGCGCGTCCTGCTCAATGCGGACGTGCTCATCGGCGGCAACGTCGATATCGCGAATCTTCGCACCGGCTCGTTGCCCAGCGACGTCATCATGCGTCTGGGTGGCGGCACCATTGAGCTTGATGGCATGGGCGAGATCCGGGTCTATGCCGACGCCGGCGCCAATCAGGATTTCGTGCGGCTGACATCCGGTCAGATCAATTTCCTGCGCTACATCGCCGGTACCGGATACGTCACGTACAACTACCTGTCGCGCATCGAAGTCGGCATCGCCAATAATGGGGCCACCGTGTCCATTCCTGGCTACTGGAAAGCACAGCCGCGTGTGCTGGTGTCGCCAAACTCCCTAGGCGTGTTCACAGCTGCCTACGCCAGTCAGGATCAGGCCATTGCGTGCGCGGCGTCGCAGATACAGGAAGTCTCTCCCGGGAGTGGCCAGTATCAGTTTCTGGCAACAGCCACGCTACATATTTCAGAGGGTTCGGTAACTACGGCCCTAGGATGGAGCTCGGGCTTGGTTGACGCAACCACGTCGTGGTCATCCAGTACTCGCACGACACCCGCAAACTGCACCGAAATAACCCCGTCAGTCACACTGACGTCATTGCGCTGGACCGGCTCAGGTGCCGTGTACGCTCGGCGTCAGGTGCGCTGGCGAGTCCGCTACACGGGGGACTCCGGCGGTGGGTCATGGCGCACGCGAGCCATAGGCGATCAGCTGGGTGCGGTTACCGACAGCCAGGTATTTTCGTTTCCCACAGCGGGTGCCTACACGTTTTGGCTCGAATTTGTCGCCGAAGATTCTGGCGGAACATTTACTGCGACCTCTGGAATTGAGTATGACACCAGCGTCGCTCAGAGAACCGGATCTGACTCTGGACCGATGGGGGTCACCAACTACCCAAATTCGAGCTATACCCCGTGGGCAATCTCGGTCTTGCCCGCGTACACGCCTCCATCCGGATGGTCTGTTGTTTCAACAACATATTCGTTCGGGTTTTCGCTGTACGCCGAAAAAATTGGCAACAACTATATCGATACGTACGTACCAAACAATGCCGTGGTCCGACACAGTACCGCGTCGCCCGATAGTTACACGGGCAGCTATTCCTATGCTGCTACGGGCTATTCCGTCTCTGGAGCGGCGATTCGCGCCAAGGCGTTCGGTGTTGCAGGAGACTCCTACAACTATTTTGGGCAGGTGCAATCATCGATTGCAGACATCACCATCCGTCGCCCGAAAGGAGCGACGACATCAGGAAACAACGTATTCACTTGGGAATCATACATACACACGCTCGCGTCAGCGACTGTGCTCGCCTCCGGCACCCTCAACTGGCTCGCAATAGGAGAGTAACCGTGCAGTGGATGTTGATCATCGTGCTAGCCGGCCCGCAAATGCAGGTCGTGACACAGCCGTTCGAAACCGCCGAACTGTGCGAGCGCGCCCGCGATCGCATATCGGAAACCGCGCACCAGGCGCTCGCCGCCTCGCACAGCAGCTATGCCGTCGCAGCCACGTGCGTCCAGCAAAGTG